GTATGTCCAATCAATTGAATATGGCGACGGGTGGTATGGTTCAATCAAAAGAACTTATGCAAGAACCATTACAAGGGTTGCCACAATACTATCCCGTATCCGGAGAGCCAATCCAGCAGCAAAGTCCTTTTGCCACTGGCCTGATGCCGCAAGATACTCCTCCACTTACACCTCCCGTCGCCCCTCCTTCTATATCAACTCCATATCCTGCACGGGTTATGGGATCATTTTCCAATTCTCCGGGGTCCAATTCCATTGCACCTCCCTTGTCTTCCGTAGATCAGACCAAAACAATTGCAGACCCCGCTCTTGTCCCAGCCCCTACAATCTCACCCGTTGCGATGGCACATGGTGGAGCTGTAGGTGGGCGCATGGCATCGACCATGAAGTCCGAGTTTTCAAAGCGCGGTCTGGACTTTGACAAGTACATGGCTAAACGCCTTGCCGCCAAAGGCCATAACGGCGATACGATGCTTGCTCATATTAATCCATCTGAAGCACAGATGTTAAAACAAGCTGGTGGCTCCGGGACAATTAACCCTGATACGGGGTTATCTGAATTTTACCGCTCCGGAGGTGATAGCTCATATAACAGTGATACAGATAGTTTTAAAGCTAACACCAGTTCTGACAATTACAACAGCACTAATTACGGCGGTCTTTATGGTGGTGGCAACGGCAGTCCAAACCCAAACAGTAGCAGCACTAGCGGCAGTGATAAAGGCAACGCTCAGGAAGTGTTGAACCGGGTTACCAATCAAACACAAACCCCTTTAGAAAAACAAATTGCAGATGATTTTATTAAAACTGCTAGACAAACGGGATATGTTGACCCCGCTCAGAAACTTGCTATGGAACAACAGCAGCAGGAACAGCAGCAGGAACTTGCATTAGAAAGAGTTCAGGAAGCTGAAAGAATCCAGCAAGAAAACCTGACCAGAGCCTATCAACAGATGGCAATGAGCAAACAGCAAGGGCCGCTATCCACGTTTGGTGACGGCAGCGATATCTTGAAATCCGGCTCGTTTACTGGCTCGCCGGGGGCAGTTCCTATTGATGATAGAATCCGTCCAATGCCTAAAGATGCTGAAAGAACATGGGGTGATACAGCTTCTGATGCGTTAGATACATTCAAGTCAGGCGCTGGTTCCGTATATGATGCGTTAGGTAATGGAATGTCTGCTTTAGACAATTATTTAAGATACAATCCAAACGACCTTACACTAGGATCAATAAAGGGTAGTGGAGATTTAAGACCTGTAACAAGCAGCAAACCTCAAGACCAAGTTTCACCTGAACGGTCTTATACCCTTGACCTTAATGGAAGCCCTGTCAGTTTTACGCCTCCCGTAAAACAACTTACTCGTAGTATTGATGCAAAAAATGCTTCTACTGTCAATCCTGATATGTCTACACAGGCCGCAGTTCCAGAAAAAACTACTGTTAAACCTGCTGCACCTCCAGCGGCTGCACCTCCAGCGGCTGCACCTTTAGCGGCTGCACCTCCTAAAACAATGTATGAAAATATTATTGATGAGATTACTAACAAACCCGTTAAATTAGCAGTTAACGCTGTAAGCGCTTTAAATCCTTTGACTTCTATTTTCAATTTGGGAGGCAATGCGTTTGGATATAATTCTACAGGGCAAATGGCTCAAAATTTAGTTAACGGGCAAGGTGCTTTTGATAACCCTCCAGAAGGATTTTTAACTAATCTTATTGGCGGCGCTAATGCCTCATCCCCAAATCAAAATATGCTGACTTATGATCCCGTTGCCAGCTATCAAAACGGCGTACAGTTTATTCCTGAAACCACAATGGGATACGGCCCTTATGGAAATTTGACGCGGGAAGAATATCAGAAACAATATGGCGGCAAAGATGTTCCCGTTGTCCCAATAAATACAACACCTACAACACCTACAACGCCGACGACACCTGATACAACAACGCCAGATACTCCTACCAATGGTCTAGGGCTTGCTACTTATGATCCAAGAACCTATCTTGGTCTGCCGGATGACCCGTTAACTTATGGATTTGGCGGCGAGCAGGTTTATTACAAAGCAATGGGCGGGGCTGTTGGCCCTTTAAGTCAAAAACGGAAGTAAAACATGGTCGATGATCCACTAGAAGAGCTTCTTGACTACCAAGAAGGTGAAGAAGTTGAGCTTGAAGGTGAAGAAAGCGACGTAGAAGATACGGACGATGGCGGTGCTATCGTTACAATTGATGAAGAAGGCACTAAATATAATGAAAATCTGGAGTTTTACGCAAACCTTGCTGAAGATATCCCTGAAACTTCATTAAAAGAGCTGGCAACAGACCTTCTCGACGCCATTGCCCGTGATAAAGAAGCTCGTAAACTGCGTGACAAGCAGTATGAAGAGGGTATCAAGCGTACCGGACTGGGTGATGATGCCCCCGGAGGCGCACAATTCCAAGGTGCATCCCGTGTTGTGCATCCAATCCTTACAGAAGTGTGCGTAGACTTTGCCGCTCGCACGATCAAAGAGATTTTCCCCCGCACAGGTGCTACATCCGGCCCTGTAAAAGATCAGATTGTAGGAATGCCGACGGCTGAAAAGGAAGAAAAAGCCAAACGCAAAACTGCTTATATGAATTGGCAGCTAACACAGCAAATGCCTGAGTTCCGCAATGAACTTGAGCAGCTTTTGACACAAGTTCCGCTTGGTGGCGCTCAATACCTTAAACTAACATGGGACAAGAGGCTGAAACGCCCTCGTCCGTACATGGTTACCATTGATGATATGTATTTGCCCTATGCGGCAACATCATTCTACACGGCAGAACGCAAAACTCACCGTCAGCTGGTAACACAGCTGGAGTTTGACCGCCGTGTTCTGTCCGAGCTGTATCGGGACATCGAGCTTGTCGCCGTATCTGCACCAGAACAGACCAAAGCCGCTCAGGCAAACGACAAAATTGAGGGTCGTGAGCAAAACGACTACTACGATGAAGACGGCCTGCGTGAAATCTTTGAAATCTACGTCGAGTGCGAGATTGACAAAGACAAAGAAACCAAAGGCGACACAGCCCCATACATTGTAACGGTCGATGCCGTTTCTCAAGAGATATTGGCAATTTACCGTAATTGGGACGAAGAAGATTCACGCCGCGTTGCGTTGGACTGGATTATTGAGTGGCCGTTTGTGCCTTGGCGTGGTGCTTACCCAATCGGTATTGTCCACATGATTGGTGGATTATCAGCCGCAATCACTGGTTCTCTCCGCGCTCTTATGGACAGCGCACATATTCAAAACAGCCAGACCGGATTGAAACTTAAGGGCGGTTCCCGTGGCGGTCAAAGCCTGAACATCCAGCCAACACAGGTTATTGAAGTTGAGGGTACGCCTAACAACGACGATATCCGCAAGACATTCATGCCGCTGCCATTTCCCGCCCCGTCCGATACCTTGTTCAAACTCATGGGGTTTTTGGTTGATGCGGCAAAGGGAGTGGTAAGAACCACTTTTGAAGACTTGTCTGACAATCCTGATCGTCTTCCGGTTGGCACAACGCTGGCTCTGATCGAGCAGGGTATGACTGTTTTCAATGCTATTCATGCCCGTTTGCATGACTCAATGGGCAAAACACTCAAAGTCTTGCACAGGCTCAATGCAACATACCTTGATGAACAGGTTGTTATTGACGAGCTTGGTGAGCTTATTGTTAAAAGATCAGACTTTGAAGGGCCGATGGATGTTGTTCCGGTTTCTGATCCCAATATATTTTCTGAGATACAAAGGTTTGCTCAGCTACAGCTTATCGAGCAACGCGCTCAGGCTATGCCCCAGCTTTACGACCTCCGTAAAGTTGAGGAAATGATTCTTGACCGGACCAAGATTCCTAATGCCCGTGAACTTTTGATTAAACAGCCTGAGCCTCAAAGGCTTAACGCCGTTAATGAAAACGTGGCGGCAACAATGGGCGCTCCTATCGTAGCTTTCCCTGATCAGGATCATCTGTCCCATATTCAGGTGCATCTGAGCTACATCACTAATCCCTTGCTGGGTGCGAGTCAGATCATGGCTCCAATCGTAATCCCGTCGATGCTCAACCATGTCAAAGACCATCTGGCTCTTTGGTATGTAAATGAG